AACGGAACAATTACAGCGGCAGTATTAGTTGGACAACTTCCAGCATTAAACGGAAGTAACCTTACTAACTTAACTATACCGGCACAGTCGTTTGCTTCACTTACAGGTACACCTACTACTTTAGCAGGATACGGAATAACAGATGCGGCGACATCAGCACAAGGTGCATTAGCGGCTACAGCATTACAAGCTGAAACAATTACGTTAACAACATTAAAAACAGAAGTGGCGGCAAGTGCCGACTTTGCCGACTTCCAAACTAGAATAGCGGCGTTATAAGGATAAAGATATGGCAAACAGAATACCACTTATAGTTGACAGAGACGATAGCAACAAACTAAAAGAATTACCAATAGGTGATCAATTAGATTTAACAGGTTCAGGTATTGTTGGTGCTGGCAATATAACAGCAACAGGACTTACCATTGGCGGTATTAGTTATAATCCATTTAGTGGTAGTTGGAATGATCTAGCAGACAAACCAACAGTAGCCGCAAACACTGCTGAATTACCAGAAGGCAATAATAATTTATATTTTACAAATGAAAGAGTAGATGATCGTGTAAATGCTATACTTAGAGAAGGTACAGGTATTGATATTGTTTATGATGATCTTAACGGAACAATTACTATTACAAATACAGGCGGTGGTAGCGGCGGAAGCGGCGGCGGAGGTATTGTTACTGACCTTTCAGGATTAGCATCAAGTAATATTTTAAAATGGAACGCTAACGCTGGACAAGGTAATACAGGTGCTTGGGTAAACAGTTTTATAAACTACAGTGAAGTAGTTGGAACTCCTAGTTTAGCCGCAGTTGCTACAACTGGCAGTTACAACAATCTTTCAGACAAACCAAATCTTGTAGATGATATAAGTGATTTATCAGATGTTGATACGCAAACTACACCACCAACTCCAGGACAAGTTTTAAAATGGGACGGACTTAGATGGGCACCAGCTAACGATGCTACATCAGGTGGTGGCGGATTAAACGCAGATACACTTGATGGATTTGATAGTCCTTACTTTTTAGACTACACAAATTTAACTAATCAACCTACACTATTTGACAGTCAGTTCAGTTCATTAGTAGGACTACCTACAACATTATCAGGATATGGTATTACAGATGCTATTAGTACTAGTGGCGACTATACACAAAATGGTAGTGTAGCATTTAACAGTGATACAGGTATATCTGTAGGAACTAATAGTAATATAAAAATTAGAGTAGATAATGCAGGCATTATTGAAAATACTGTAAACGAACAAGATTTAGATATCAAAGTAAAACCAATTACAGGTGTTGAGACAGCAATTAAAATTGATACAGGAACAAAACGTGTTGGTATATTTACAAGTACTCCATCACATAAACTTACAGTAGCAGGTGATGTAAATGCTACATCATTTATTGGTAGTGGTTCTGCACTTACAGGTATTACACTTAGCCAAGTATTAGCAGGTGGATCAGAAGTTAGCGATAGTGTAAGTTTTGGTAATGTAACGCCTTACTCAACTGGTGCTTATAATTTAGGAGCAAGTAATAATGTATACCAGAATGCTTATGCAACTAACTTCCACGGAGGTGGTGCAAATATAACAGGTATAGAATATTCAAATGTTTCAGGTACACCTACACTAGCAACAGTTGCAACAACTGGTGCATACAGTGACATTACAGGAGCACCAACAAACATTAGTACATTTACAAATGATGCTGGATATCTACAAAACTTATCAACAACAAGTATTACAACCTTACAAGATGTTAGTATTAACAGCCCACAAGAAGGACAGACTATAAAATACGTAGGTGGTATTTGGACAAACGCTACAGGAGGCGATAGTGTAGGAAACTTTACATTTAGTTCAAGCGTAATAGATACTGATGACAGTTCACAAATTGTAATGACACCTAGTGTCAGAATGAGCAGTGATCTTGCAGTAGACGGCAATATAACTGCACAAAGATTTACAGCAGATACTTTTGAAAGTTCAGGAATTGGTGTTCCATCAATAGACAGTAATAGTTCAATTGAACTTAGAGCTACTGACCAAGTTAGGATCACACAAAGTCCTTTAAGACTTGCTAGTTATACAACAGCAGAAAGAAACAACTTAACACCAGGCAATGCAGATATGATTTATAATACTACCACAAACAAATTTCAAGGTTATGCAAATGGTGCTTGGGTTGACTTGCATTAGGAGTCAACATGAGTGAAAGAGAATATATTGTAACACTTAACAAAGGTGTTGATTACTCACAATTTAATCAAGAAATGATAGCGTCAACTGGTGCTGGAGATATTCCAAACAGAACTGTTGACGTAGCAGACGCTAGAGAAAAATCTACAAGAAATACGCACTATGCGTTAACTGAAGAAGAAGCAACGTTACTTAGAAACGATTCTAGAGTGACAGACGTACAACTTCGTCCGGACTTAAGAGATGATATTGAAATAGGTTTAACAGCAACACAAGTAAGAGATTTTTCAAAGTCAACAGCAGAAAGCGGTAATAGAACAGATTGGGGTAAAATTAGACACTCAATTGTAGAAAACGTTTACGGCACAGGATCTAGTTTAACAAACTATCCTAGACCCTATTCAATGGACGGAACTGGTGTAGACATTGTTATACAAGACAGTGGATTACAAGTTGATCATCCAGAGTTTACTGATACAAGTGGTAATAGTAGAGTACAACTTATAGATTGGTTTAGTGCATCAGGAATAACTGGATCACAAAGTGTTAATCATTATGGTGATACAGATGGTCACGGTACACATTGCGGTGGAACTGCAACAGGATTAAATTTTGGTTGGGCACCTAACGCTAGAGTTTATAGTGTAAAAGTAAGCGGATTAGAAGGCGGTGGTGATTCAGGAGGCATTAGTATTAATAGTGTGTTTGATGTTATTAAAGGTTGGCATCAAAATAAACCTGTAGATCCACACACAGGACAAAAAAGACCAACAATAGTAAATGCAAGTTGGGGTTATAGTTCTAGTATAGGCACAGGAATTTCAAGTATTGTATATAGAGGTACAACATATGGTTCAGGCAACGATCCAAGTTTTAACAGTACACCTAATTCACATATGAGAGATACCTATGGATTTTATCCTTACTATAGAAGTTTATCATACAGATTTCCATTAAGACTTGCAAGTGTTGATGCTGATGTGCAAGACTGTGTAGATGCAGGAGTGCATGTATGTATAGCGGCAGGCAATAACTATTTCAAAATTGCAAACAGCACTGATCCTGATTATAACAATGTAGTTTTTTATGGTTCAGGATCTAGTCAGTATTATCATAGAGGTAGTTCTCCTTTTGACGAAGGAGCATTAATAGTAGGTAATATGGATTCAACTCCTCAAAATGCAACTACAGAAAGGAAAGTTGCTTCAAGCTCAACAGGTCCAGGTGTAAACATATTTGCCGCTGGAACAGATATATTAAGTTGTTTTAGTACAACAAACGCTTATAATGATGCCGCATATTGGAATAACGGTTCATTTAGACAAGGAACAATAGGAGGAACATCTATGGCTTCGCCGCAAGTTTGTGGTGTTGGTGCTTTATACTTACAAGCTGATCCTAGTTTAACTCCTGCACAATTACAAGACAAGTTACAAAAAGATGCATTAGCAGTTTTAAAAGACGAATCAAATAATGCAAATTACGGAGATACAACAGATATTTGTGGTGGCTTCAATAGAATGTTGTTTAATAGATATAATAATGCTACGCCTTTCAAAAGCAATGTTATAGGACTTAGGAAGCATCGATAAATATAGTATAGGAGACTTATATGGCAATACAAACTATCAACATCGGAACTATTGCAAACGACGGTACAGGTGATGATCTACGCGAAGCGTTTGTAAAAGTAAACAATAATTTTACAGAACTTAACGCTAGAAGTACGGAGTCAACTACAGTTGCAAACTTAGGTAGTGCAGGTGAAGGAATATTTGGCCAAATAAGCGGAACTGAATTACAATTTAAAAAGATTGTAGCAGGTGCGGCAATTAATTTATCTGCAGATGCTAACGCTATTACAATTAATAGTACAGCAACAGGCTTACCTAGTGTACAAATATTTGCAGACAATAATAATATTACATTAGACTCTAATGGTAATGCATTGACACTTGCTGGTGGCGGAACTACAACAACAAATTTAAACGGAACTACATTAACAATTAGCAGTGAAAGTTCTATACAAACTGAAACAGATCCAAAACTTACAGCAACACTTAACGCACAAACAAATAATATTATTAATGTTGGTAACATGACTGGTCTTGTACATGGTCTTGATATTAGAAACTTTGACGGAGTACAACAGTACCTAACATTAGAAATGGGCGAAGCAGTTCCTACAGTATTTACAAGTACATTAGAATATCTAGCACAGAATCTTGTAATTGATTATGATGATGGAAGTTCATCTTTTACAGCATCAACAGCAGTCGAAGCAGATATGGGAACGCTATAGGAGTGTTAAATGCCGCATGCTAATTTATGGACAGTCAATCCAGGGCACAATTTAGGAACATACGAAGAAAGTATTACACAAACAATTCCTTTGCCAGTTGTATCTGGTTGTAAACTTACAGTTATAAGTGGAAAACTACCTGGTGGTTTAAGAATTAGCGGCGATAATTTATTAGGTACTCCTTTTGAAGTTAAGCGATTAAAGAATTTTAGATTTGTTATTAGAGCAGTAAAAGATACTCTCCAAGAAGACATGACGCTTCAATTAAAAATTAATGGAGCTGATTCTCCTACATGGGTAACAAACGAAGGTCCATTACCACTTGGTCCTAACAATAGATTTTATATTTTAGATAGTAGCCCAGTAGACTTTCAATTACAAGTTATAGACCCTGATCTTCCAGCAGGTGACACTATAGAATACTTTATCGGAGATAATGACGGAGAATTACCTCCAGGTATTTCACTAGGCACATCAACAGGTAAACTTACAGGTATTGTTGAGCCTATACTTGCATTAGAAAAAAGAGCAGGTGCAGGATTTTTTGATACTAACGTATTCGGCACATACCCATTTGATTTTGGTGTAAAAAGTGCAAACGGTTTTGAAAGTTATTACTACGATACAACATTCTATGATTATAATGTTCCTACGCAAAGTCCTAAAAAATTAAATAGATTTTATGAATTTACTGTTAGTGCAAGTGACGGTATTGTAATTACTAAACGAAAGTTCCAGATTTATCTTGTAGGAGATGATTTCCTAAGAACAGACAATACAATTATGCAAATTGGGACTGGATTGTTTACAGCAGATAATACTTACTTAAGAGCTCCAGTATGGTTAACACCAGGCGATTTAGGTTATCGAAGAGCAAACAATTATGTAACATTATTTTTAGATGTTTACGATCCTACTAGTAATACTGGTATTATTAGTTTTACTGTTAAAGATGCAAACGATGATGGTACTGTAAGTGCATTACCACCTGGTATGAAAATTGACAGTACCACTGGAGAAATTGCAGGACGTATTCCTTACCAACCAGCAGTGACTACAGAATATAAATTTACTGTTGAAGCACTAAGACAAATTGGATCTAAAGAAAATACGACTACTGAACCTTTTGCAAATAATATAGGTGTTGGACAACCATGGAGTGGTATTGACAATGTATCATTTAGTGCCTTTGCTGATAGTTTGTTTAACGGGTTAGGAGCAACAGGTTGGATAGTATTTAACGAAGTTCCTGTGACAGAAGCAGACTCAGGTGATAATAAATCATATAGGTCAATTGACATTATTGACAAAACTGTGTGGACTATAGAAAAAGGTAGAGTTACATCTACATCAACGAATACTGGTACAGTTAAAATTGAAGTAGGAAGTATTGATTATTTGAGAGGATCATTTTTAGGAACTATTGCAGATGTAGGATTCAAAACGTATGACCCATTTGGTGCTGTTGTATCCAATAAAGTTGTTACTATGTCTTTTTATAGTTTTGAAAAAAGAACAACAATATTATCAAATCCTACAGTAGCAAAGAATAAACAATTTACACTAAAACTTTTAGGAGAAGTTGAAAGTGCTATTACATGGAACACAGCATCTGCACTAGGAAATCTTAGAGCTAACTTTGTTAGTACATTGAATGTAAGTGCTACAAGTAGTGTACCAAACGCGGTTGTTTTATATACATTAGATTCGGGAAGATTACCTCCAGGTCTTGAACTGGCTATTGATGGACAGTTACAAGGTAAGGTTAATCAGTTTGGAGAACCTAATAAACCTGGACTAACAACTATTGACAAAGGAACTACCGAAACAACATTTGACGGTGCTACCACTACTATTGATAGAAGTTATACATTTACAGTTAAAGCACAAGATCAATTCCAATTTAGTGCAAGTACTAGAACATTTACTATTACAACAACTGATCCTGACGATACACTATACAGTAGTATTACAATGATTCCAATGTTAAAACAATCACAACGTAATACATTTAGAAATTTTATTGCAGACCCAAACATCTTTACACCTTCTTCAATTTATAGACCTAATGACTTATCTTTTGGTTTACAACCTCAAATTAAAATGTTAGCCTATGCAGGAATAGAAACAAAGACTATTGGTGAATTTGTATCGGCTGTATCTAGAAATCACAAACGTAAACAATATAAAACTGGTGCTGTGAAAAAAGCGATTGCAAAAAATCCTGGAAGCAATGAAACAGTATATGAAGTAATTTATCTTGACGTAATTGATCCTTCAGAACCAGATGAAAGTAAAGGTAAAACAAACGCAAGTTTTACTAATTTAACACAAAATGATGTCACAGTAGATAGTATTCAATATGCTGTTACAGATGATAACACTGGAGTAGGAACAGGACAAGGATTTTTTGACTTAGGACTACGTGGTGGTGCAGGACTTAGTCCAGCAAACACAGGAACACTTTCAATCTTTACTAGAGTAGGTCCTGTATCATTTGCTCCGGGCGGAACTATTACTATTGAGCTTCAAGATGGTTCAAAAGTTTTTGCTCAAAGTATTGATGATAGTATCAGTTCAGATCCGTTAAGATTACGCCCACTAACAAATACAATAAAGATTGATAGTGATGCTATAAAAGTCAGTGATGCTAAAGATCAAACAAAATATATTAGTAATATAACTAATATGAGAGATAGAATACGTGCAGTTGGTAAGAATTTAAGAGAGTTTTACCCACTGTGGATGCGTACTGCCCAAGAAGCAGGACAAGCAGAACTTGGCTTTAAACTAGCAATACCACTATGTTATTGTAAGCCCGGTGAAGCTGATAATGTTATTTTAAACATTAATAATAGCAATTTTAACTTTAAACAATTAGATATTGAAATTGAAAGATACAATATCGATAGTACAAATGGTAATAGTAATGAACAATATGTTCCGTTCGCAAACTACCAGTTCAATGTATAATGCTGATAAATAATAGCAACGAGAGGATAAACTATGGCAAGTAATATTAGTGATACAGGAATTAGTGCTGATTTTCCTATAGCGGGACAAGACAATGACTCGCAAGGATTTCGTGATAATTTCGCAACAACAGTGGCAAACTTTGCGGCGGCAAAAGCAGAGATTGAAGCACTACAAACAAACGGTGCAGTAAAGAATGCAGATAACAATTTCTTAGGAAATACTATCAACAATGCAAACTTTCAAAACACTACAGAAACAGGATATATTGCTGGTGCTACTGTTAACACTAGTCAAAACGTTAACCTTGACAATGGTGCATATCAAGAATTTACAGTAGGTGCAGATATTACACTTACTTTATCTAACTGGTCAAGCACGATAGCAAGAACAGGTAAAGTACGTTTACATATTAAAAGTGATTTAGCGGCAGGTAGTGCTACTAATAGAACTATTACATTTGCAAGTAATGCAGGTGGCGGAACACTAAAAACAAATACAAATTGGCCAACAGACAACTTAACAGCAGTAATTGGTGCGCCTGGCGCAGGTGAAGAATCAAAGTACTATGCTTTTGAATTTACAAGTTACGATAGTGGTACAACTGTTTGGGCAGAATACTTAGGCATTTATCAGTAAAATGCATCACCCGTTTCAAGAAGATACTTCTGAAATGACAGTTGCCCAAATGTATGATAAGGTAGCAGAGCTTACTAAGAAGTATTTTAGCACAAATAATCCTCAACTTAAAGAGCAAATTAGTACATTTATTGAGTACTATAAGCAAGAAGCACTAGTAAAAGAAGCAAAAGAAAAGCTAGAACAAGAAAAAAATCAACAAAATGGCGATTTAGATCTTGACAAACTGATTAATATCAGTTAAAATAAGTATATGCTAATGAAAACAGACAAACTAGGAATCCCGAGATTTTCGAATCGTGATCTAGTTGATATGATCTACAGCGGTCATATTGACAAATGTCACGTAGTTCTGTGTGATGCTAGTGATGATGTAGATAAATTTAACAGTGTGATGGAAGAACAAGGTATGACTCCATTGCAAAAATATATCCCATTAGATGTTGACGAAAAGACTTTTGACGGTGTATGTCAAAGTGAATGGTTTATGCCCGATGAATACAAAGAGTTAGATGTTGTTGCACATTTGTATAATTTGTGTCAAGGCGATGACGAACGTTTCCACAGAGTGAATGAAGAACTAGCAGAATTTGAACGCAGAGGAATGTTTGATTTATTACGTTACATGATTTACCTAGTAGACTTTATGCGTAAGAATAACATTGTTTGGGGTGTTGGAAGAGGCAGTAGTGTAGCAAGTTATGTGCTATATTTAATCGGTGTACACAAGATAAATTCAATCCAGTTTGGGCTGGATTGGAAAGAGTTCTTGAGATAAGTACTAATATAACAACAAGGAGTCTAATATGGCAGTAAAGCAAACAGGTCGTAAGCAATACAGAACAATGCAAGGTAAAGCAATTGATATGGATTTGCTTAGACAACGTAATGAACTTACACCAGCAGTTGGTAATGTTCGTGTTAATGCTAGAGGCGATGAACTAGGTCCAGGTGGAAAGATTATCAAGAAGCGTGAAGAAGTTTTACGTGATTACTATGAAGATAATGTTGCTCCTACTGAGTTCGAAGCATCTGAAAAAGCACCCGTAGTAGAAGAGCCGGTAGCAGAAACAACTGAAGTTGAAGCACCTAAGCCACGTTCTACTAAAGCAAAAGCAGGCCAAACAAAAGCTGAAGCAAAAGAAGAAGCTGATGAATGGGTCGAAGACGAAGACGGTAACTTTTCTAGAAGAGGTGAATAGCAATGGCTATGGATTACGAAGCAATGGCGGCCGGCAAGAAGGGTGTGCAAAGCACAATTATTGCTGATACTATCCGCCCTATAAGAAATAGAGTACTAGTACACAACATGCACTTCGGTGAACAAATCACTAAAGGTGGAATTATTATCCGAAGTGATGATGGTGAAACTAGAGGCATTTACCCACGTTGGGCACAAGTGCATTCAAAGGGTCCAGAAAACAACGATCCATATGACGTAGGCGATTGGGTTTTGGTTGAACATGGTCGTTGGACTCGCGGACTAGAAATTACATTAGCAGGTGAACCTATTACAATTAGAATGGTTGAAGCAGAAAGCGTTCTAGGTTGGAATGACCAAGCACCTGATAATGATTTAAGAATTGGAGAAGAAATTGACTTCACCTCCGATAAAGCCCGACCTGAAGACTTTGTCCACTGATGCTCTCAAGGCAAAATTAAGAAAGTTAGACGCAGTCTATCATATCACAGAAGACGTCCAAATGCGTTATAAGATAATGCAAGCGGAAGACGAAATCAAACACGAACTCAAAGAAAGAGACGAAGAAATTGAATAACGTAGATTTAAACAAGTATAAAGAATTTGTACAAGCAGTGACTTCAAAAGAATCAAACAGTACAATGGTGTTGAATAACAAACTAATTGATCTAGAAAAAGAAAGCGGTGTAAATTTAGCATTGCTTATGACAGGAGCAATTGGTATGGCAAGTGAAGGAGGAGAGTTTAGTGAAATTGTTAAAAAATGTATATTCCAAGGTAAACCACTTGACGATGAAACTGTATTTCATTGTAAACGCGAACTTGGGGATATTATGTGGTATTGGATTAGTTGTTGCCGCAGTCTTGGTCTCGATCCTAACGACGTAATTGAAGAAAATGTG